GAGTTCATTACAATAATGCTGTGCACCGGATTATCACTATCAATAAATTCTTCTACTACTCCGTATTTATTCATTATAGATTTAGAAAATTCTGATTTTAAATCTTTAATACCAGAAGCTTGTAATGCCATTAATTCCTGGAATACTTCTTTTGTTAAGTTAGGTGCTGCAACTAAAATATCATCAAAACTTGCTGTACCTAAACGAATATTTTTATTTAATTCAAAATACACAGACTCAACTGTTGTATCAGCAAAAAGATTTTCATCACTCAAATAAGCTTCAGCAGTTTGAATTGTTTTATAATCAGCTGATCGTATATTTTTTAAATTATTTAAAGCTGTTTCTTTTGCCGCTATACCTTCATCACTCTCATCATTATTTAAAAAAATACCTCTTAAATAATCATTGATTAATGCTTTTTCTTTTTTTGCTATTGATGCTTCATATTTAGTATTTAATGTAATTTCATCTGTTTGTTGTTTAATAGCTGCTGTAAAAATTTTTTGCACCATATCCGGATTGGTTTCATATAAATTTTTCATAGTGTCTTTCACAACATTATTACCAATAGTTTCAAAATTAAAACCTTCGGATAAATCAATAATTTTTGTTAATGTTGGTAAATCCATATTTTTACTAAAAGTTAAAAACTGACCTTCGGCAACATCATATTTTATTTCATCAATTAAATTTAAAAAAGTTTGTGTTGGTACTTTGTGTTGTATTTCATTTAATTTAATATTGATAGATTGATATAAAGCATCAATACCATTTTGATCTAAATTTAGATTTGATGTTAGTTCTGCTTTGTACACATCAATCATTTGCATAGTAGAAACAATATGATCTTGATCTATTCGTTTATTTGCTTCTTTGTTTACTGCATCAGCAATTTGTAAATATTCTAATTCAAATGTTGATTTAATTTGACTTGATAATAATCCTTTTACATCTTTATTATTAGAAACATATTTTTGATATAAACTACCTTTTTTGTTTTCTAATAATTCACTAAATTTTAAAGGATCATAAGGAGTAATACTTTGGGTGCCATCTTCCAAATCTATAATTTGTCCACGATATAATTCTTGCTGAAATGTTTGCATCTCATCTTTCATGCCTAGTACCGCATTATTTAATATTGTTTTATTTTTTGCGTCTTGTAACGATACAGCATAATCAACAATAGCATTACCGGCTCTTTGAGAAGCATCCGCTATGTTTAAATATGGTTCGGTCATGGCATTTGATGGTAATAAAAAATTAGGCTTTGCACCTGGAGTAATATTAATTTGTCTGCCGGTAAGTTCTTGTGCTGTTGGAATTTTAACCATTTTTAAAGTCCATAATATTTATCGTAGATAGATGCTGTTTTAGATGCTCCCCCTAATAGAGATGCACCAGCTTGGTATCGATAACCCATTGCTTGATTTTGTCCGGTCATCTGTGCCATGTTGCCTTGTATTCTTTCCAATGCAGCCGTATCAAGTTGTTGCATTTTTCCAACCTCGGCATTGTAGTCCATAATCTTTCTTTCAAATTGTAACATCTCTGCATTTTCTTGCATAACTTTTTGAGGTGTAGAATTTGGATCACCATCATCTAAAACAATTCCATTTTTTAAATATGCAACTTTTGTCATTGCTAAAGTTTTATTAGCAATACGATCAAAACCAATTTGATTAATACGATTTTGTTCACTTATTAATTCTGCATCTCTCTCTGTTATATTGGCACGGTAATCATAAATTTTTTTATTATAGTTACCAGTTGCACTTGCCGCTTTGGCTGCACCCATATAACCCATTGTTGTTACAACGGTTGATCCTACACTTGCTGCTACTGCTAAAGGTGCCATTATGATACCCTCGCAAATCGGTAAAAATCTTTACCTTCCATATCGTATTTTTTCATTAACCCCTCATTTTTAAATCCTAACCATTTGGCAAACTTCATACCCATAGGAAAGTCTGCTCGAACAGCTGTCTGCAATCGCATAATATTATTGTCCAGGTATAATTGATCTAAACCTTTTTTAATTGTTCGTGCTGCTAAAACTGGATGATCCCAAATTTTATTTGAACCAATTACCCAACCTTCAAATACACCTTGCCACATTGGTACTATCCCACCGCTACAAATAAATGAATTATCCGTAATGGCAGTAAACGATAAATTTTCATGTTCTAAATTATTAAACACTTCATAGTGATCCGCATTCATTCCTATCTGTGCAGCATTGGTACCTTGCGACATCATTATTTTTGCGTGATCTGATTTAAAAGGAATTAAATACATTACCCCTCATTTGATGCTAGTCGTGGATAGATTGCCAACACCGTCATTGGTAGTGGCTGTGTTTGTCGTATAATTAATTTTGCGTTAGCATCATAATCCCCACGAAACTCAATTTCTTTATCTCCGGAGAAAGGGGTGATAGCGGTACTCATTGGCATGTTGCCAGTACGGAAATTTAGTGTTTCCATATCATCCTCATCTGATCCTATTTGTGCACCAACTGTTTTATGAAAACGAACTGTTACATCATGTATTCTTTTTATTTTACCTTGGGAAGTTCCTTCCTGGCTTGGTACTTCTAGCTGCATTGTTTCCAATAAGGATGTGTAAGACAATCCAATTTGTACAATGCTAGAAGATCGATCTAAAGTAATACTTCCACTTGATACTGTTTTATTTGGATGACTTGCACCATCTGCTAAAATTGTTACTGTTTCCCCTTCCAGGTGATCGAGTCCACTTATACTTGTTGTAGCAGCACCATTATACGTTAATCCACTATCAATATAAAAAGCATCTTCAATATCATCACCATAATCATAAGTAGAAAAATATTCGACATATCTTCTTACCGCACCGTTCACAATTCTTTTAACAATCATGTACGTTATATCTTCATTCAAATCCCCTGGTATTGTAGCAACTGACTCAACAATAGAATTGGTAAAAATATTATCTGTTTGCTCACTTGTATGTGCTGATGTTAAAGCAACAAAAGATGAAAAGTCAGATCTCGTTGATAACTTAAATTCATTATCATTTATTTTTTTAACATAGTATTTTGTATTCTCTGATAATCCACCAATAGATGTACCAGTATTATCATAAAAAATTTCATCATGGGTATTGAGTCCATGAGAAGCAGAATGCAATGTATCATTTTCAATATTAACACCCTGGTAAATAAATTGTGTTGTATCGCTTCCTGGTGCAGTTGTTAAACTAATGGCGGTACCAGCTGTAGCAAGTGTAGCATTTTCTGCTAATTTTATAGTATTACTATCTGCACTAATTAAATAATACAAACGATCTGTTTTTAATCCACCAATAGGATTAGATGCAGCATAATAATATACAGCATCACCAGTTGTAAAACCATGGGAGGAAATGGTTATTGTATTATTGGTTGTTGAAACATTACTTGCATTTGCCGTAAAACTTTTTTGTTGTTGTATAATATTTTTTGTTGTGTCTGACTTACCACCTAAAATATGACGATGCCATCCAACAACATTTTCTACTCGTTGATATGTTAGACCAGCTAAAATCCCATCAGTTCGTGTAGTCCAAATAATACTATCTGGTTCTTGTTGATACGATAACTGTGTAATCCCACTTTTAGTAACATGCTCTGCTAATATTGTTAGATCCGGTGCAACATACGAGTCCACATTATAATCATATACTAATTCTCGTAATTTTCTTTTTGCTCGTTGCAGAAATAAAGTTACATTAGCAACCGGCACAACATCCACATTGGCAGATCCATAAGCCGATTGTCTTTTTATTTGAATATTTGTTGGTGTTATTGGCTCCGAGGTGCTTGAAGCTGTTGCCGTAAATTCACCACCAGTTGTACCTATAATTAAAGTACGCATGGAGGAGAGATACCGAACAGCATTAACTTGATCCGATCCAATCGTAAAAGTTAATCCATCATCCGCATTCGTGCCAGTAGTAGCATTTTCAAAATCACCAGACTTTGTAAAAAAAATTTTTTGTGGATTAGCATTAGTGTTAGCAAAAACTAATCTCTCTTCATAAATTGCAACACAACTTGGATAATTATTTGTTGATGTAAACGGATCAGCTGTTGGTGCATAGTTTCCAATAGTCCAGGAAGTATGTCCTGACCGTGTTAATTTTTGCGGTTTATATGTTGGGTGCACAATATACATGGTATCGGCACTTTGAGCATATTTTAAAGTAAACAAATCAGCTGTCGCATAGCTTGTCGCAATTTGATAAATTCTATTTATTGTACCAGCAGATCCATAAGTTGTATAACCAGAAGAATTAATATCGGTGCCATCCACATCTTGTAATTCAAAAGTGTTTGTTGTTTTATCAGCAACCTTAAATGTTTTACCATTTACTTCGGTCATTCCTACAACACCAGTTATAATAACAAAATCACCATTAGAATATCCATGGGAATTGGATGTAACTACCGCTGGATTTGCAGATGTAATTGCCGAGATAGTTTTATCACCTTCCGTAATAATTCCACCATCTTTAAAAAACCGTATATAATTATTTCCAAACTCCATAATGTAAGTTTGTGTAGTCGAAAACTCAAAAGGAATTAACCTGGTAGAGTTAGCACTTGTTTTTACTTCGTGTATAAATTTTGTACCTGGTCTGCGAGTAGCACCACCATGAGGATGGATGGTCATGTTTTCCATCACCTTACATCCATTAAAATATTTTTCTAAATCTGTTCTTCCTTGCAAACGAGGAGATAACTCTCCAGCTGTAAAGTTAGTTAAAGCTGCTGACACTTTAGGCATTAGTACCTACTTGCTATAAATTCATTTGCTTGAATGCGATTAGTTTCATCTACAGAATTTTCAGCTGCATCTGCATGTCTAGCTTCTCTTAATTTTTCAGAATACAAATCATATAGGTTACGAACTAAAGCACCATTTTGTGTAATAGCAAAACATAATTCATGTGCTAATCGTGCAGCTATTGTTTCCTGGAGTAATGTATCGTATTCATTTGGATCTGTTACTTTTGATACATATAAAATTTTTATTGTACCTTCGTTACTTAATAATTTTCTACCTTCAATTCGATATTCCTCACCTGTTGAATATTCAGAATATTGAGATCGAATAACACGCAAACAATCAGCTGGTAATGAATATTGATAAGTATATTCAAAAGCTGGTGCTGTTGTGTCTTGTGCAAGTTGCACTCTTTTTAATAAACAATTCCAAGGATGAGCACGGAATACCGCATCTCTTATTGGTTCATATCGCTGGTTTAATAAACGAGCATTTTTTGTGTCCTCTGTTAAACTAACAATACGAGAAGCACCCAGGATGTTTAATGATGAATTACAAATTTCTACTACTGATGACATTTACTTTTTCTTTTTTGGAAATCCAGCTTTCATATTTTTATATGCAGCTGCACTTACTGTTGATTTTGATTTTGGTCTTGATGTACCAGCTTTTTTTCTGGCATTCATATTTGCGTATAATCCTTTTTTAGCCATTGTTTCTCCTATGAAAAAAAAGGGGGGAATAATCCCCCCCAAATATTTATTGAGTATAGTAAACCCAACAGAATATTGTACCTGTGATGGATGCACCACCAGTAGTAATAATAATATCTGTTTGTGAGTCTACTTTGTTAGCCAAACCTGTTACAGTTGCTATTGGTGCACCAGTTGATGAACCAGATAGCATTGATTGAGTTTGTCCTCCAGCATTCCAGGTTCCAGTTGCAGCGATGAATAAATCATCGTCAGCAGCAGTACCAACTTTTAAAGTTGATGAACCACCAAGAGCATCACATTTCAAGACTACATCATGGATCGTAGATCCAGCTGGTATTCTTGCGATAGTGATGTCAGAACCACTTGCTAAAGAAGATGCTTCATAAGTATCGTGCCAAACTTTCATTCCAGAAAGATTACCACCATCACTCA